GTTTCGGGGGACGAACGACACCAGCGGGCAACGCTGCATCGGCATCAGCGAACGGCACCGAAGTGTCAGTCGAGACACGCTCAGCGTCATTGTCCAGATCGCGCCACGAGGGCACCTGGAACGTCAGACCACCACCAGCGAGCAGAGTGTCGAGCGGCTGGGAGCGGGCGAGCAGACCAGATTGAACCAGACGAGACTTTTCCTCCGTCAGGTTCTGCATGTAAGGAGTGAAGACTTCGGGGACGATGACGTCGCTCACCCGAGTCGCGGGTCCTGCGGCCATTTGATTTCCTTTCGTGGTGCTGGGAAAGCGAACCCATGTTCGCGGATTTGGGCTGATGACCCACGTCATCGAGAACTGAGGTAAGCTAACTCAAACCGGAGGGATTTGCAACAGGGTTTTAGTTAAGAAAGCGCCCCGAGAGTTAAACTCAATCGGGGCGCTTTGGCTGTTAGTATCAGCCGAGGTAAGCCTGCGGTCGGCTACCACACCCCGCAAGCGTGCCCCTTGTATAGCGTGCCCCCTTGCGGGGAGCAAGCCTATTTTCTCACGGCCGGAGGATGTGTTGCTCCGATTACCGAGCCGGTAGCTTTCGCAGCCTCTTGGGCTTTCGCCATGCCATGCTCGCGGACATACTGTCCCTGCTTGGTCATGTTCCAGCCCTTGGCAGACCACGGGTTATCACCGTTGTCACCGCCGAAGCCACCGCCACCAGCACCACCACCAGCAGAAGCAGGCCACCAGTGAGGACGCAGCTTCTGCATGTCCTTCATGAAGCCCTTGATGTCGGTTCCGGGCGTCACACCCTTGGCATCAGCCTTCACGATGAACTCTCCAGTCGTGACGTCGCGCTCGAGATACGCAGCAGCCACCATCTCCACATCGGGGATCGCAGTGCTGAGCACCTTCATTTCCGTAGCCACAGAACGAATGACATCGTTCATGTCACGGCGCTGGATGCTCTCATGAAGAGTATCACGCTCTTGCGCAAGAGTATCACGTTCGACCGTCAGGTCACGGAGTTGCCGTTCCAGAGGAGCGGTCTTCTGCCCAAGGCGAGCATCGATGATCTTCTGCATCGCCTCTTCGTCGAGTTTTCCGCCAGCAGCGGCTTCCAACTCGGCGATCCGGTCCAGCTTTGACTGAACCTCGTCCGGCTTCAGCGAACCCCACGCCCTGAGCGAGGTTTTCACAGCATTGTGATCTTCCCGTTCTTTGCGGAGGGCCTCCTGGACGTTGGCGATGTCCTGTTGCGTCTTCATGCCGTTGATGTGCGTGAGGACTGCCTTGCCGTCTTTCTCCGTGTAAAGACCACGGAACGCTTCGGGCACTGCATCGAGTTTGTCGTAAACAAGTTCGAGCGGATCCATATCCGTTCTCCATCTAAAGTCAAGATCACCTTGACTGGTTATGTTAACCGAGCAGTGAGCCCAGCGCGAAACAACCTGCTCCGAAGAGACAGGTATAGATCATTTTGTCTGCGTCCTTCCAGAAGGATGAGTTGTCTGCCCATTCGTCTTGTCACCGCCACCCGTGTTCCCATTGGGATTGTTCGGGTCATTGGGCTGAATGGCAGTGTTCGAACCAGTGTCAGGCTTCCCGAACACGAACTTCTCGTCCTTGCTCTCTTTCTCAGCCTCAGCAACTTCTTCTTCGAACGTCTTGGTAGTCATGCGACGCTTCCGAGACAGATCGTGCATCGAACGAGCGCTGATCGGCCAGCCAAGGTTGCGAGCCGTTGCAATTTCAACCATCGTTTGACCAGTGAGCGGCATTTCGCCAAACTCTTTGTTGGCGATGACCGAAACTTCACTGGGATCTTCGTCCATCCAGCGTGCACAGATCTTCAGCACTTGCTCGAGGCCAGTTGCGCCAGTCTCAGCGACTTGGTTCATGTCAGCTGTACGAGCAGCAACACGGATACGCAAGCTATCACCGCTTTCACGCTGGCGAGACGTGCTGTCCAGCGTTTGAGCGCCCATGGAGGAGGCACGGCCTTCCAGATTGGTGATTGCGTCTTTTTGTTCGCTGAGACCTTGGCTCTGGACACCGACGTACTTCGCGTCAGCACCCATAGGCAGATCAAGGCGTGCGCCTGACCCGACACGGACCTTATCAGTCTCATCGAAGCCGCCACCAATGGTCACGAAGGTATCTTGTCCCTGCATGAACAGGTTCTGCCGATAGTCTGCCTCAGCACGATAGATCGCCATGCAGATGTTGCCGAGGTCCAGAAGAGGCGGATCATCGACGTCAGACGTGACATCACAGGAGTTGATGAACACGAAAGGAATTTCTTCCAACGTACGACCACGCCACGATGGAGCCTTGAGAGACACCTCACTGTAATTGGTCTCTTCAAATACGCCCTGCCGATAGGTCCCTTTGGGTTCATTGTCCCGTGCATCGCCCAAGATGAGGACGCGGTACTTGTCTTTGTTTTCCCAACCGAAATCAGCAGTGCGAACCTGCTCACTCTCGTTGAGGATGACAAGGTTCAACTTCTGGGGAACAAGTTGCTCAACAGTTCCATCGTCCCAGTTGATGCAGCGCTCAGCGATGTACGTCGCGAGATAGGGCAGATCTTCTCCAGGAACGGGGTTCGTTGGCATGTCAGCCATGAGGCCGATGCGCCCAGTGAGCAGTTGCTCGGTATTTATTCTTCGCAGGAGCACCTGCAAAGACTCACCCTGCCGAGACACGATCTTCTCCATGGCTTTCGGCAGCTTGATTTCAGCGGGCTGCGAGTGCATCATGCCGATTGCCATCTGCACAGCTTCCCGGGTGAAGTTCGGGAAACGCGCTCTCTGCTTGTACGCCTGATAAGCGATGAAGCCCACCGATGTCGCTGAAGTGATAGCACCGTCCAAGACTTGCGAACTGGTCATCGGGAGATAGAGCACACCCTTGCTCTTCACATGGCGCTCGCCTTTGTAGGCGTCACGCATCAGAGTCCAGTCAGGGCTGGCCGCTGAGAAAGATGGGTGTTGCGATGCGAGTGTGCTGGTCATGGCTGTCAACCTACTCCGGTCCTGCTGCTCTTGGCAAGCGTTTTGTGTCAGTTATATCCCGTTATCACGCCAGATGATCCCGGAGTTGTAACCCAACGAATGAGGTATCGTGTTTCGTCTGCGACGTGATCTTCTGCATCAGTATTGATGTCATCCATATTCGTCTCGTCACGAGGCAAAACAGGGATGGTCTCGATGAAAGAGGCACAGTCTTCAAACACGAACAGGCCAGCTTTCTCCCGAGGATACAATCGAGGCTCATCACGCACGATTTTCACGTTCGGATGAGCGTTTTTCAGTCTCTGCCTCATTTGTGTCCAGCCCGTAGCACGACTTCCCGGCCTTTTATCGGCAGGGTTCCACTGAATGCCTGGATAGCGATAGCCATCGTCCAGTCGAACCCTGACTTTCATGTCCGTAGCAATGCAATTTCCGTTCTCAGCAGCGAAAATCTGGCTGTCAGCGACGCCAGCTTTCACGCGACACCAGTTCTGGCCCTGTTCTCTCCATCCCCACTCCAGTTCTCTCTTGATAATGCCTTCGCTGATATCGGAAGCGAGAAGATCGAGGCCTTCATTTGGCTTTCCAGTGCTGCCGTACCACTCTCTGACGCGAATCACATCACCTTTCACAGTGGATTTCCATACTCCGGGCTGAATTTCAACGTCTGAACCGTCAGAAATGGCCCACCACCCAACAGAGAATGGTTTCGAGGCTCCCCAGTCGAAGGAACGCACGATTTTCCAGTTGTCTGGGATCAAAAAACGCTTGAGAACGTTATATTTCGGGTTCCAGACGTCATCGAACATGCCACCAGCGACAATGTCCCAGGAACCTTCCAACCAAGCCTTCTTTTCGGCCTCGTTACGAGCAGAAGCAGCGATTTTCTGCTTGTAATCGGGGTCAGCTTCCAGAAGAGCCGTATTTTCATCAATGTGACTGTGGATTGACAAACGGCTCGGCTCCGAAAGACCATCTTCATCCTTGAGGTCCTTCCGAACGATCATGTTCATCGTGTTGGGCTTGAACCGATGTTTGACCCAGTTGTGTCCGGGTCCATAAGGGTTCGTCGTAGCCCGCACCATGCGAGGCATACCTTTCTTCGAACTCCGGCAGGTCGAAAACATGCGTCGATAGCCGCTGTCACTGTGCCAGTTGCAGAGTTCTTCCCAGCCAATCCATGGATATTCGTGTCCGTGATAGTTGTCGTAGTCATGGTCTTTGGCGAACTGACGAAGAAGAAGTTGCTCACCAGTCGGCCAAGTCCAAGTATGCTCGGAGTGGTTGAATTTCGCTTCCGGCCAGATCTGCGGGATCCATTTCTTGGTTTTCGAAATAACGTCAGTCAACTGCTTGTAGGTCTGGCGAAACAGAATGCCTTTCCAAGCAGGACCGTATCCTTTGCCGACGTGCATGGAAAAAGACATGAGCAGCGAATCAGTCTTACCACCTCCTCGAGTTCCTTCGAATAGAACCTCAAAGATCGGAGTTGCAGACAGGAATGCCTCTTGGCTTCCCGGCATGGGTTTCCAGACGACGTTGCTCGGGAATTGTATGCTCATGACATCATTGCCACTCGTGGTTCCTCCCAATAGGCGCTGGCACGGTATGGTAGGTGTTGGAGGTCACAAAGACAAGCCTCGAATTCAGGCGAAAGACTATGATTGTATCACGTGGAAGTGCAAAAGACAAGTGCTCATAGTCGTGGGTTTATTTTTATTTTTGGAAGATGATGAATGGTCTAAAGTCAGCGCGGGAGGGGTGGGGGGGAGTGGGCGGCATGGGGTAGGGTTACCCCGCCCCGCCCTTGGGGCGGGGTAGGGTACCCTGCCCTGCCACATAGGGCAGGGCAGGGCAGGGTGTTACACCTTGGCGGCGGCAGGAGCAGGAACGAGCCAGCCTTGCTTGGCGCGACCAAACCATTTGGCATGAGACATAGCGTTGCCATTGGGCTTGGCGGCAGTACCCCAGCCTGCGGACGGCTGCCGGTAGGTGGTGCCTTCAGCATTGGCAGCAAGCGCGCTGGCGTACTGCGCGGCGGTAAAGCCGTTGGGATGGGCCTTGCCAAGGCGCTTGGCGACGCTGTAGCAGTAGCCGCGTATTGAGTCGGTACCCTGCGACGTAACCGGCCAAGGGCCCATAACGAAGCGCGGTGCCTGCGGCGCGGTGGCGGCCTTGGCCTTGGCCTGCGGCGCGGCGGCCTTGGCCGGGGTAGCGACAGTAGCGACTTTGAGAGTGGTAGCCATTTTGTAGCCTTTGAGTTTTGGGGGGGCGGCACCATTGCCGCTTGCCCTGCCCTAGAGTAGGGCAAAAGCCAACTGCACGCAAGCACTAATTACGACCTATGGATAAACAATTTGTTTGCGATTTGGCAACAGTGCAAGTGCGGAATTGTGGCGGAATTGTGGCGGAGATGAGGCAGGATTGTGGCGGAATTGTGGCGGAGATGAGGCGGAGATGAGGCGGCAATTGTGGCGGCAATTGTGGCAGGATTGTGGCGGAGCCGCGAGGAGGAGGACCGAGGAGGAGGAGGAGC